ACACGCGCTGGAACTACGACTGGAGTCGACAAATGGCAAAGCCCGGGTTCGCTCGCGCTAACAAATACCTGTTCTCGCGGGATATCTGGACGTGGAACCTGCCGTCCGGATATACCTGCCCGGGAGCGCTCAAGTGCCTTGCATACGCGGACCGCACAACCGGTCGAGTCAAGCTTGGCAAGGAGAACGAATTCCGTTGCTACTCGGCGGTAACGGAGAGGTTCCCGGCGGTACGGGATAAGTCGTGGGCGAACAGGGACGCTGTGTTCGGGCTGGACGAGCAGGAAGTAGCGGACGTTGTATGTTCCCTTCTGCCTCAGGATGCAAAGCTCGTTCGGATTCACGCCGCCGGGGATATGTTCTCGCAGGCTTATTTCGACGGCTGGATGACCGTGTGCCGGCGGAACCCGGGAGTGCGTTTCTGGCTTTTCACAAAGAGCCTCCCGTTTTGGGTTGCGCGCCAGAATCATATACCAGCGAACGTCAATATAACGGCGTCATACGGTGGCAAGCACGATGCGCTAATCGAGCAGTACGGTCTCAAGTTCGCCCGGGTTGTATACTCCGAGTCCGAGGCCAAGTGCCTCGGACTGCCAATAGACCGAGACGATAGTCTAGCCGCCTTCTCGACGGAATCGTTTGCGCTCCTCGAGAACTTTAGCCGTAAGAAAGCCGCGCCATTACCAATGGCCTTGGAGTTGTGATCATGCCAAAAAACATCAACCATGCGATAGAGGACGCGCCGCTCGGTGCGCTCAAGATTCACCCGCGGAATGTCAATCAGGGAGACTTCGGGGCGATACAGGAATCGGTAAAGACCAACGGCTTTTACGGCGTGATTGTCGCCAACAAACGGACCGGGCATATCCTAGCAGGAAACCATCGTTATGCGGTCGCAAAACAGCTAGGGTTCGAGAAGGTTCCGGTTGCTTGGGTCGATGTGGATAAGGACGAAGAAGTCCGGATACTGGTAGCCGATAACCGGACAACGCGTCTCGGCATTGACAACGAGGCCCAACTTGCCGAGTTGCTATCGGAACTGTCTACGACACCTTCCGGTCTACTTGGTACTGGATTCGATGGCGACGACCTTGATGACCTGATTGGACGGCTGTCTGGAATGAACAACGATTATTCACCTGTCAACAAGGAAGTGAACGCTGAAGACTTGCTTGGCGAAGACGCGCTCAAGTGCCCGCGGTGTGGATTTGAGTTCGAGCAATGAGCTACCCGTATGAGTGGAACTTGGTTGATGGATACTCGGAAACCAAGAATGGCTACAAGGTGTTCAGCACTTTCGCCTGTGGTGGCGGATCGACTATGGGCTACAAGCTCGCAGGTTACGACGTGCTCGGATGTTGCGAGATAGACCCACAGATGGCACGCCTATACCAAGAAAACCATCATCCTAGCTTGATGTACGTTGAAGATATACGTGACTTTAGAAACCGGACGGATATCCCTCAAGCTCTATACAACCTTGACGTACTTGACGGGTCACCTCCGTGCTCATCATTTAGTACGGCCGGAAGTAGGGAGAAAGGATGGGGGATTGAGAAAAAGTTTAGGGAAGGCCAAGTAAAACAGCGTCTTGACGACCTGTTTTTTGAGTTCATTGCGCTAGCGTCCAAACTAAAACCAAAGGTTGTGATAGCTGAAAATGTTTCCGGCATGCTAAAAGGGAATGCAAAAGGTTATGTGAAAGAGATATGCCAAGAATTTAGCAAGGCAGGATACGCTTGCCAAGTGTTTCTTCTAAATTCCGCATCTATGGGCGTTCCACAGAAGAGGCAGAGGGTCTTTTTCTTAGCCCGGCTAAAAACACTTGGGGTCAATGACATTGCCCTTGAGTTTAATAGCAAGCCGGTTTATTTTGGGGAAGTTCGCAGGGAAGGAGACGGTCAATATAAAAAGCCTAGCAATCACGACATACAAATGCTAGCAAAAATGAAAAGTACCGACAAGGACTACGCCGACATAAACATGCGAACAAAAGGCAAAAATATAGGTTTCACGTCTTGCATTGTTGCTGACTCAGCAGTCTGCAACACAATATGCGCAACAAATGGAAGCAACCTAATAAGCGCTCAAAGTAGGCGGTTCCTGAGTATTCGGGAGCTTATGCTTTGTGGCTCCTTCCCGCTCGACTACAACTTCCTCGATGCCGAACCAAAGTACGTTATAGGCATGTCAGTCCCGCCGGTCATGACGGCAAGGATAGCAAGCGAAGTCGCAAAGCAGTGGTTGGACGCAATCTACTCAAGGAAGGCCCAAGATGGCAAGGCCAACTAAACGTACCGCCGAGCGGGAATCGCGCCTGTGCGAGGCTCTTAGGGCCGGAAACACGCGCCGCGCCAGTTGCACTTACGCCGGAATATCCGAGTCTACTTTGGCGCTCTGGATCGAGCGTTATGCCGATTTTCGGGAGGCCGTAGAAAAAGCGGAGGCCGATGCCGAGATACGCAACGTAGCCATCATCCAGAAGGCCGCGTCGACCACATGGACGGCCGCGGCGTGGTGGCTTGAGCGCAAGCGGAAGGCGGACTGGGCTCAGCGTACCGAGACAACCGGAGACGGTGGCGGGGCTGTCCGCGTGATAGTCGAGTACGCTCAAGACCCGTGGCCGGAATCGGATGCCTGACGTCCGGCTCGTACTACCGCGTCCACACGCGGCCCAGCGCCAGATACTCGCAGAGGCACGACGGTACAACGTCCTTGCGTGCGGCAGACGTTTCGGCAAGACGACCCTTGGAGGCAACCTTATAGCCGATCCGACGCTCCGCGAGTGCAAGCCCGTTGGTTGGTTTGCCCCGACCTACCGGCTCCTCGAGGAGGCGTACAACGACCACAAGCGCATCTACCAGCCTGTCATAGCAAGGTCGATACACAGCCGGCGCATCGAGTTGCTCAACGGAGCAGCGATCGACTACTGGACGCTAGACGACCCCGCAACCGTTGCCCGTGGGCGGAAGTACAAGCGCGTCATCATCGACGAAGCCGCAATGGCGCGGCACCTCGAACAAGCATGGACTGAGGCGATCAGGCCGACCCTGACGGACTACCGCGGAGACGCGTTTTTCCTAAGCACGCCCAAGGGACGCAACTACTTCTCCGTGCTACATGAGCTTGCCGCAGACGACCCGCTCTGGGCGCGCTGGCAGATGCCGACTACAGCGAATCCTTGGATCGACCCCAACGAGGTAGCCGCCGCCGCGGCGAGCCTTCCGTCGATAGCGTACCGGCAGGAGTACTTAGCTGAATTCGTCGATGCCGCTGGTGCTCGCATACGCCGTGAATGGTTGCGGCACGGCGAAGTGCCGGACGGCTTGACCTGTACAATGGGCGTCGACCTTGCCATATCGACCAAGTCCGAGGCCGACTGGACCGCGGCCGTCGTCATGTCCCGTGGCGAGGATGGCACCATCTACGTCCGCGACGCCGCGCGGATTCGTGCACCTTTCGACGGCGTTCTAAGGTTCATTCGCGACATGGCCGCGAAGTGGCAACCGACGCTGATCGGTATCGAACAAGTCCAGTATCAGGTAGCCGTGGTGCAGGAGCTTCTCCGGACCACGCGGCTCCCAGTGCGCGGTATACGTCCGGATAAAGACAAAGTGACCCGGTTCGCATCGATGGAAGTCCGGTACGAGCAAGGACTCGTCGTACACGCTCCCGGCTTGCCGAGCTGGTACGAGGACGAGCTCCTATCATTCCCGGTTGGGCACCACGATGACGCGGTCGATGCTACAGCTTACGCTTTCGCGGTCAGCTCAATGCGGCGCTCGCTAGGAGCCGTATGAGCCTGTGCGATCGATGCGGGGTCAATCGTCGGTACCACGGGCGCGTTTGCTTGCGGTGCAACTCAGCCGATCGGCTGAAGCGTCAAGCCGAGACAGCGGTTGAGGACGTTGCTCGGCTAGCCGCCATCGAAGACACGCACCAGCGATGCCGCTCCTGCGGCTCCGGCTTGTACCGGGTCTTGGACTGGGCGGCGGAGGGATCGAGGCCGTACCACCGCAGGCGCTGGTTCTGTGGGTCCGATTGCTTCGAGGTTTGGTGGAGTGCAACGTTCGGCTGAAAAAACAGCAACATTTTTTTGAGAAATGCTGGCACTCTCGGTAACCGTGCCCTAATATAACCGTGTCGATGCAATCGACTAGGAGAAACCCATGAACACCACGACGACCCTCAAGCCCATCGTTCTCGAAATCCCCAAGGAGTGGGAGGAAGAACTCCAACAGCATGAACAGCACTGCGACGAAAACGGAGTTTGGAAGCCGTGCGAGGACGGCGCGTGTGGTCATTGCGTTGACGCGAAAACGGTTGACGTCTTGAAGCTTCAATTGAAGCGACAAGGTTACCTGAAATAAATCAATAGGCCCCGACCATCGGGGCCACCGTCCACCGGTAGGCCGGTGCTGATGAGGCCTAGAGGCCGAAACGGACAAGGAGAACCGAGAGATGAAAGCTTACACCGAATTGACCGCGATGCAGATTATGTTGCTCGAGACCGTCCTGATCGACGCAGGGAACTGCCCGACCAGCTATGACACGATGATTGGCGACAACTTCTCGTGGTTCACGGCCAAGGATATCCGCCGGATAACTGGATGGACCAAGGAGCAATGCGCCGGTGTGATCAGCGGAGCGCTCGAGGCCGGACTGATTGACGAAGAAGAACGGAACGACTTCAGCGTGCCGGTCAACGTCTGGGAGATGCTCAAGGCCGCTGAGCATCCGTTCCCGAGCTGAACGCAAGGCCCGGGAAACCGGGCCACCGTCCGTCGGTAGTGCCCGACGCTGATGAGGCCTAGAGGCCGAAACGGAGAAGGAGAACAGAGATGTACGACGACTACGACTACAATTGTGACTGGGACGACTTTGATGCCGGTGATGGCACCTACTTTGCCAATGAGGGCTCCGCGCTTCGGGCAGAGACTCCCGACAACCCGCGCAACTTGCCCTGCCCCACCTGCGGGGCCGAAGACGTCTTGACGCCCGCAGACAGGGCGCGTGGATACCAATGCGACTCTTGCGCTGTACGCGCAGAGCGCGGATGGGGCTACTGACGCAATCGTCCAAACCTAGCAAGCTAAGTTGCCGTCGACCAAACCCGGGCTAAAAAAAGCCCGGGTTTTTTTGGCGCGATTCTGGCAATGCCTAGTACCGTGCCGTAATATATTCGTGTCGGGAGAACCGACGAGGAGAACTAAGATGCAAACTGTTAGCACGATCACTGGTCCGACGCCGAAGCTCGATCCGTGGGTGGAAGTCAGCGACAAGCTCTACCGGACCTGCCGGCAAGTGACGTTCGAGAACCGGTCGTTCCAAGATTGGTTGATCCGGCTCCGATTGAGCGACTACCCCGATGGTCGACGGTCCGCATGGATGACGATCGTTACCGGAGAAGGGAAGATGGTATCCTCCGAGATCCATCGGTATGACGCCGAGGCTATGCTCGAGCAAGACGGGATAGCCTAAACCAAGGCCCGGGAAACCGGGCCACCGTCCACCGGTAGGCCGGTGCTGATGAGCCCAAAGGGCGAAACGGACAAGGAGAACAGAGATGGAAGCAACGATGACCGTGAACGCTTTGCCGAAGATTCGATTCAGCAAGAATGGATGGCAGACGGAACGCGACAGCGCATATAGGACGATCCTCGAGATCGACTACAGGGCTCAGGAGATCGACGTGTACAAGCTCCACCAGAGCGACAACGGCACGCCGATCCGATGCTACAACGGACACGCGGTGCAAATGACCGTTGCACCCGGCACGTCCAAGGACGACATCACCGAGATGGTCGAGTACTACGCCGAGCAGATCGTCGAGCTGATGAATGCTTACGGCTGGTGCCATCACGTGGGAGCCCGTGCAACCTACAGTGGCAAGGGTGAACTGAAACGCTGGATGGAGCAGGGACTCAGCTGGGCATTGAGCGGCGAATAAAGGACCAGAACGTGAAGATCGATCGACGGCATCAGAACCCGGGCCGACCACGCACAGGCGTGGTCGGTCCTCCCTGCAACGCTTGCGGAGGCGAGACAGGACCGCGTGGTATCTACTGGTCGTGCCGATCCTGCAAGCGGCGGCAACGTCAATCCGGGAACAAGCCGGGAAGGCCGCGGAAGGCTCAGTCTGCTGGTACAATGGACTGACGAACTGTTCACTCGTCGCTTGGTGTCGGATACTCGGAGGCCTCGGCGAAAGCCGGGGTCTTTCCCGTTGTGGGATAATGACGGCATGAGCCTCATCGACCGCATCCTCGGGCGCAAAGCCGCGGCGAACCCGACCGCTCCGCTACCGCTACCACTCGGTCAATCCAGAGACGTGTACTTGACCGGGTACGGCTCCGGTCAACTCCAAACCTTGCTTCGGCGGGCGCTCCCAAACAGCACCCGAGACTGGTCGAAAGTAGCCGGCGACCTCGGACTCAACAGCGTTGTCGCAACCGCGATCGACTGGTATGTGCGGAACTGGCCTCAGGCCGTTCCACGCGTGATGCGACGTGTTGACTCCCAGCAAGCGGAGCCAGTAGAGGACCATCCGGTCCTCGGCCTGATCGCGTCGCCCGGGGATAGCCTGACCGGGACCGTGTTCTGGGGACTCGTGGTGCAGGACTATAAACTGTTTGGGAACTCCTATATCCGCAAGCTCCGCGGGTCCCGTACTGGTCAACCTGTCGCGCTACAGTACCTGCCACAGGATATGGTCCGGCCCGTTGGCAACGGCGTGAATCCGCTGACGCACTACGTCTACACGACAGACGGTCGATCCTACGACGTAGCGTTGGAGGATATGATCCATCTGCGATATGGCCGCGAGCCCAGCGACTTCCGACTCGGGCGTGCCCCGCTCCAGTCTGTGCTCCGCGAAATAGCCTCAGACAACGTTGCATCGAGTGCGGCATACGGCCTCCTGTCGAACGGCGCGATGCCAAGCTTGATTGTCGGACCGGACGCTAAAGATACCGTGGTCGATTTGTCCATCGACGACCTCCGGCAGGTCAAGCGACAACTGCATGAAGACTTGACCGGCGATAGTGCCGGAGGCATTGTCGTAATGTCCGGCCCATACCGAATGGATAAGGTTAGCCTCAGCCCCGCGGAGCTGGCGCTGGATTCGGTACGCCGCGTCCCTGAAGAGCGCATCTGCTCGACGCTCGGACTCAACCCGATGGTTCTTGGCCTCGGTTCCGGCCTCGACCGCTCGACGTACAGCAATTACGAGCGGGCCCAGCAAGCCGCGTGGGAGGACGGAATGATACCGCTCCTCCGTGCCATTGCTGATTCGCTGACAATCTCGCTGTTGCCCGATTTTGTCGAGACGCAGGAAGGCGACACCGTTGAGTTCGACGTCTCGGGCGTCCGAGCGCTGGCAGACGACCTGCAAGCGGAGTCGGAGCGGGCCGAGCGGCTATACAAAGCCGGCATAGCTGACCGCGCCGAAGCCAAGCGCATCGCGGGCCTCGAGGCGGCGCCCGAGGACGAGGGCGTGATGCATCCATCTGCGGCCAGTGGCCAGACGGGACTGGACGTGCCAGATGCCGCTAATGCCGCAGGTATCCTTATCCGGTCTGGGTATGAGCCGGGATCGGTCACACAGTATCTGGGACTTCCCGTCCAGCATACTGGCGCGGCGCCGGTCACGCTTCGCGAAGAAGCGAAAAGCATTGAAGCGAAGTTCCGCCCGACAGACGCGATGCAAGAGGCCGCAAGGCGAGCGCTGGCATGGAAGGAGGAAGGCAAGCCCGGCGGGACCAGAGTCGGCCTTGCACGGGCTAACCAGATCGTCGGCGGTGGAATCATTAGCGAGGACACGATCCTCAGGATGTACTCGTTCTTTGCCCGCCACGAGGTCGACAAGGAGGCCGAGGGCTTTTCTCCCGGGGAGGACGGATACCCGTCCCCGGGACGAGTTGCGTGGGACTTGTGGGGAGGCGATGCGGGACAGGCGTGGGCTACGCGTATGAGAGACCGTATCCTCGACAGCGGCAAATCGTGCGACCATGACGGCCTCGAGGTGCCGTACCGTGCCAACCCTTTTTCCGCTGGCGTCGCGGACTAAAGGCTGACGGCCTACAGGGATCAATCTACTCGGTAGCGATCCAATATCGCAACAAGCTGATCGACCTCGAGGAGCAATCGGTCAAGCGTCTCGTCAGGCTGTACGAGGGAGCGGAACGCGCTAGCAGTCGCGAGCTGTTCCGCTTGGAGCGCGAACTTGACCGTATGCTCGCTACGGGGACCCAGCCCGGTGTGGCGATGGTCATGATGCGCGAT